CGACCGGATGATCGGCGATGAGCTGCGCGAACACCACGACTACAAGGGCTACAACGCCGCCTACAACGCGATGAACGCCCGCCCGCACGGGCAGGCCGTGTACATCACCAACCAGGGCGACGACCGCAGCGTCGTCCTGAACAACCTGCACGAGGCTGCGGTGGAGTTCATCAGCAGCAACGACGGCGACCCGCGTCTCGGTCTCTTCGAGTACTCGGCCCCGCCCGGGTGCGCCCTCGACGACCCGGACGCAATCGCGGCCGCAAATCCGAACGTCGGCCGCCGGCTCGACTGGGACACCCTGATGGGCCCGGCCCGCCGGCTGGTCCTGCCCGGCGCCGACCCGGAAGAGGTAGCCGGCTACCGCACGGAGGTCTTGTGTCAGCGCGTCAAGAACCTTGACGCGGCCATCAATGAGCAGGCTTGGGCGCAGTGCCGCGTAGAGGGCGACCTGTCGCAGCTGCGCGGCCGGCTCGCCGCGTGCGTCGACGTGTCCCCGGACATGCGGCACGCGTCCCTGGTCGTGGCCGGGGTCATGCCCGACGATCGGGTCCGTTTCGAGATCCCCGGTGTGGAGCTTCCCGGCCGCGGCCTCGTCGTTGGGGCGTGGTCCGGGCCGACCGCGGTCAAGGACATGCAGCGCGACCTACCGGCGATCATCCGGAAGATCCGGCCGCAGGTCTTCGGGTGGCTCCCCGCCGGCCCTGCAGCTGCAGCCGCGGCCGGCCTCAAGGACCGCAAGGGACGCGCGGCGTGGCCGCCCCCGGGGATCACCGTGCAGGAGATCTCCGGCGAGGTGTCCGCGATCTGTATGGGCCTCGCCGCGGAAGTGGAAGCCCTCGGCGTGGTCCACGCCGGGGATCCGCTGCTCGATGCGCAGGCCCTCGGCGCGGCGAAGCTACGACACGGAGACACGTGGCGCTTCGAGCGGCACGGCGATGGGCACTGCGATTCGACGTACGCGGCGGCCGGCGCCGTGCACCTGGCCCGGACCCTGCCGACCGCGCTCGGCGCGCCGCGGTTCATCCTGCCGTCGTCGCTGCAGAAACAACGCGACGCGCGCCGCCCGGGGAAGGCATGACCAGGCCGTACACTGCCGATCATGGGGCGTATGCAGGGACTCGGCCGGAAGGCCCTCGATTGGCTGACCGTCGTCGATGCCCGGCCCGCCGCGGTGGCGGTACGCCAGGCCGCTACGTACCGGGCGCCGCGGATGATGTTCGACGGCGAGGAGTACCGGCCCGTCGATCAGGTGATCCGCGAGATGTGGTCCGGGCAGGGCCGCGCCACGCAGGACGAGGCGCTCGCGATCCCCGGGGTGCTCCGCGCGCGGAACCTGATCTGTGCGGCTGCGACGTGGCCGATGGTCGACATCGACCGTGACAACGTCCGGCACCGTAACCCGCTGCTCGAGCAGATGGACCCGCACGTCGCGAACATCATCGTCAAGGCGCAGGTCTACCAAGACCTGCTCTTCGAGGGGGTGTCCTGGCTTCGGGTGATCGCGATCAACGCCCGCGGCTACCCGGCGCACGTGGAACACCTCGCCTCGCACCGGGTGACGTTCCGGCCGATCACGCACGCCGACGGCGAGTCACCGCTGCCGGGTGACTACGTGCCCCGCGAGGACGGGCAGCTGTCACAGATCTACGTCGACGGGGTCCCCGCCGACCACCGCATGATCAAGCGGGTGGACTCTCCCAACCCCGGCGTCCTCAAGGCTGCTGGGGCGACGATCAAGGTCGCCGCGACGTACCGCAAGACCGCGATGCTGTACGCGAACAATCCGCGGATGGACGGCTATCTGTACCCGAAGGACGGCGCTGACCCGGCCGTCGACGAGCAGGTGCCGGAACTGCTGGACGGGTGGGAGCTCGCCCGCCGCGAGCACGCGACCGGGTACATGCCGGCCGCCCTCGGCTACGAGAAAGTCGAGAACCTGTCCCCGGCCGACATCCAGCTGAACCAGCTGCAGGAGCAGGCGACCCGCGACGTCGCGCTCGCCCTCGGGCTCGAGCCGGCCGACCTTGGCGTGTCGACGGTCACGGAGACGTACTCCAACCGGGTTGACAAGCGCATCGACCGGATCAATGACCTACTCGGCCCGTACGTCCTCGCGTTCGATGAGCGGATGAGCATGGGCGACATCACCCCGGCCGGGCACCGCTGCTACTCCGACCCGAACAACTTCCTGCGCGCGGCCCCGGAAGCACGGATCACCTACTACCAGGGGATGACAGCCCTGGGCGCGTTCGATCAGGACGACGTGTCCGACGCGGAGAACCTGCCCCGCAAGCCGAAGCAGGCCGTACCGGCGTCGAACGTCCGGCCGATCCGGCCGGCCGCCGGCCAGCCCGGCAGGATGGCCGCTGCCGCGGAAGTGACCACGTTCGACGCCGATGAGCCGACCACGTTCACCGATCCGGCCCCGGCCCGGTTCGCCGCAGACCGCCGGCGACGCCTCATCGAAGGGGTCGCCCTGCCGTACGGGCCGGAGCACGTTGCCCGCAAGCACGGGCGCCGCTACCGGTTCCAGCAGGGCTCGATTGTCTGGCCCGACCCGCGGCACGTGCCGCTACTCGTCGATCACGTCCAGTCGTCCTCGGTGGGGCACTTCGCCGCGATCGTCGACAGCCCGGACGGTACGTCTGTGGTCGCCCGGGTTGGCACCGGCCCCGCCGGGGACCAGGCCCTCGCCTGGGCCAGTCCCGAGGAGTCCGTACGTACCGGCTTCTCCGTCGGCGTCGACTTCGATCATGAGCAGTGTGTCCCCGACCCCGATCAGCCCGGCGTGTGGATCGTGCCCGTCGGCGCCGCCATCGGTAAAGAAATCTCCCTGGTAGCCGTCCCCGGTTTCCAGGGTGCCCGCGTCGCGTCCGTGACGATGAACGCAGACCTAGGAGAGACCATGCACTGTCAGATCTGCGGCCATGAACACGCCGCGAACATCGCATGCCCCACCCCGCCGCCCGCGCAGCAGCAGTTCGCCGCCGCGCCCGCCGGGCCCCCGGCCACCACCCCGGCCGCCGGAGAAGCCGCCCCGGCCGCCGCGGAGCCTACGTTCACCGTCGCGCAGTTCGCCGCCGCGCAGGCCCTGTTCGCTGCCGCGCCGCCGGCTAACGCTCCGGCCGGCCCGACGTTCGTCGACCCGACCCGCGGCGCGCAGACCCGCCCGGCCGGCCCCGCCGGGGCGGTACGGCACGCGACCGGCGGGCCGCTGCTCGCCGCTCCGGCCGCACAGGTCGCGGAGTCGGCCCCGTACCGATTCGACCGCGGTGGCGCGCTCACGCCGGGACCCGCGTACGACTTCAGCGCTGACATCGTCCGGGCGATGCGCGACCGCGACGGGCAGGCGTACGGGCGCGCGCTCGGTTTCATGCGGGAGATGACCGTCGGCGACGCCTACGGCATGCGGCCCGCCGAGTACCAGTTCGCAGACGTCGACAGGGCGGACCTGGCCGGCCTCAACCCGACCCGGCAGCGGCCCGACATGTACGTGCCGCAGCGCGACTACTCGTACCCGCTGACGATCGCGACCCGGCGCGGCACCCTCGCAGACGTCACCGCGTTCACCCTGCCGAAGTTCAACACGTCGTCCGGCCTCGTCTCCGCGCACACCGAGGGGGTGGAGCCGACCGCCGGCACGTTCACCGTGACGACGCAGACGATCACCCCGACGGCGAAGTCCGGCACCATCGACATGACCCGCGAGGCATGGGACCAGGGCGGCACCCCGCAGGCTTCCGCGCTGATCTTCCAGCAGTTCCTGCGGGAGTGGAACGAGGAACTCGAGTCGGGGGTCGGTACGTTCCTGAACACGCTGACCGCCGCAGCCGACATCGCGCTGGGCGTTGCCGTCGTCGACAAGGCGCTTGCTAAGGCGTGGCGCGGCGCGATTGCCGGCCTGCAGTTCGCCCGCGGTGGCGGGGCCCGGTTCGACATCATGGCCACCGAGCAGTACCTGTTCACGGCGTTCGCGAACGCCGAAACGGACGACGGTGACCCGATCTTCCCGATGATCAACCCGATGAACCGGGACGGTCGCAGCGGCAGCCGGTACACGTTCATCGACGCGGCCGGCGTCACCTGCACCCCGGCGTGGGGCCTCGCCGCGACCGCCGCGGCGCTGAACAACTCGTGGCTGTTCGACTCGACCGTGGTCCACTCGTGGGACACCGGCCCGCAGCGCCTCGAGCACGCCGGCCGCGACTCCGCCGGAGCCTACGCGC